ATATTTACAGAAGCTGGGTCAGACATTTTAGTAAGAAAATCATTAGCTTCATCACCACTCATACCATGATGCCCTGTTACATAATTGACTATATCAGCTTTTTGTTTAGCTGCAGCTTGAGTCGCTTGTTGCCTTTTAGCTTCATCAACTCTTTGCTTTTCCATATTATCAAATTTTTCTTGTAACACTGCATTTTGATATTGGGTATGTAAACTATTATATTCTACCATTTGTTCGTCCCAATCTTCTTTCGCATCTAAATACCTAGCACTCTCACTAGAAGGGTCTGTATAAGCTTCCTCTCTAGAAAATGCTCTAGGTCTTCCAGGTTTTTCAGGTGGAGCTGGAAATTCAGAAGGTTGCTCTTGAGGTACTTCTTGAAGTGGAGCAACTGGTTGTTGTGCAACTTGAGGTTGCGCATTTTTCACTTGCTCTAATTCATTTTTGTACTTATCTGCTTGAGATTGCCAATATGCGTATCTTTTAGCATCATTGTCATCCGTTGCAGGTTGAGTTGGTTCTGCGTTTCCAAATTCATTTACTCGGGGTTGTCCTTGTTCAGGAGCCTTTTCAACATTACCTTCATTTCCTGTGTTAGTAAAAACATCAGAAATATTTTGAGAATCCTCGTTAATAATAGCATCACTGCCAAATACAGCGTCTTCTAAAGAAGCATATTGCTGTTCATTATTATTTTCCTGAGGGGTATCTGTTTGTATATTGTCTTGTGTCATTTCTTTCTCCTTTTGGCTGCCTCTTTCTTGCCACCAGATGAGGGTGAGCTAATTTTACTTGTAGCATCTTTTATGCCTTGTTTTACTGTGGCTAAGCTATCATCAAGTCGTTTATCATAAAGAGTACCTGCAGCTTTAGCTTTATTACTAATCTGGTCAAGGTCTCCTTTAAACTTCTCAACTTCAACTTTCTTCCTAAGGTTAACTGCTTCTCTATCTCTAGTTTGCAGGTCACCTTTAAGTCTTTTATTTTCTTCTGTAGATTGTTCTAATTGTTGTTGTAATTGAGCAATCATATCAATTCTTTGCATAACACCTTCCATATCGAAAACTTCTGTTTTCTTAAGAACTTCTTGTCTATCTATTAAACCTTTTTGATATGCATCCATATAGAACTCAAGTTCTGCGTATCTATTACTTGGCAATGTAGAACCTGATACTACTATTACATCATATTTGCCAATAGTGATATCATTCATTACTTCTATTTCACCTGTTTTATCATCTACAAGTCTTTTATTTACAATATATTCACTCATAGAGTTATTAGGTTGAATTACTCTAAAAATCTTTTGCGATGTATATAGTTGTTGCATTAAAGGAATAGCTATTTGACCTACTCTTACTAATGCAGATTCAACATCTGCTAATTTAGACTTCATTTTTCTTTGCCCAAATTCATCAATAGATATTGTTGCTTTATATGTTTGAGGAGCAGCCTGACTATTACCCATCATCATTTCATATAAACCTAAAGCATGGTCTATATCGTTCTTTGCAGAAGTTTCATTTTGATATAATTCATTAGGAAGAGGTGTTGGTTGAACTGGCATTGGAGCACCATCTGTTGGGTCATATGGTATAGCAACACCTGGTTGTGCCCATTTCTCTTCAAAATCCTTCATATCTACACTACCTTCTGGAACAAGTATTTTAGTATTAGTACTTGTAGTAGCATGTGCAATTATCAAAGAACGTGTTTTATTTATATATTCTTGTAATCCTTTTATAAGCCTAACATCACTCATAGGATATGGCGTTCTTGTATGTATATTCATTACAGGAACTAATGGATAATTTTCAATAGGCATTACTCTAGAATATAAATGAGTTTCTCCCATTATGATACATTGTTTAACTTTCTTAGTAGTAATCTTAACAATTTGTATTAACTGTCTTTCTATTAACTCTTGATATGTTACTTGGTCAGCTGGAATTTGAGGAACTTCATTTTCAGCTATAGTCATAGCCTCTTCTTGAGTATAACCTGATTGTAATAATTCTTTCATTTTAACAGATATTGATGACCTTCTTTGTTGTTGCAATTGCATCATTAATTGCTGTGCTTTTTCTAAATCAGTTATAATCTGACCGCCTATTTCCCAAGCAGATTGTTGCAGATATGAAACATAGTCATCTTCTGATATTAATTCTTCTTTTCCAGAAAAAGTTTCAAATGTACGATATTCGTCAACATCTACTTTGTAATATCTCTCATATCCTCTTATATACTCCTGATTATTTACTCTTCCTACATCTTCTGGAAAAGTAGTTTCACCATCATCTTCGCGTTCGGTGAATGGAGCATTAAAATCTACTTTATTTCCTGCATCAGAGTCAGCATTTTCAATCTTATCTGAATACATAGGGTATAGTTTTTTAGCTTGGTCTTTAGTAAAAAGTTTAGATATTATAATATTTTCCGCATCATCAAAAAGCTTATGTCGACTATTAGGGTCAACATATACATCTAATGGGTCTACATCGTGAATACAAACCTCACCCTTACCCATATCCATCATAGGGTCTTGATATACAAGTATATATCCTACTCCCATAACATAATAATCATCAACTGCTTGTCTGATAACTGCTCTACCATCAGATATATCATACATATAAGTAAGCAAAGCACTCATTACTTGAGCTACTTTATTATCAGAATCTTCTCTTGGGGCACATCTAAAAGAAGGTCTATTAGAAGTCAACATAGCTTTAGCAGATTCTACAGCAGGATGAACTCTATTTATAACAATAGGAGCTTGTCCTCTTGATATGAGAGTATCTCTTTGTGCTGCAGTCCATTGTTTGCCCAGTCTAAATTCCTTATCTTCTTTAGCCTGCATTGCCCAATTATCTCTTTTACTTGAATAAGTGTCAAATAGTTCTAAAGTCTCATTTACTAACTTAGAACTTGATTTTTCACCTTTTTTTGAATATGCCATATGCCTAATTTAATACTTATAATGTCATCCAATCAAGACTTTTTTTCTTTATTCTCCATTCTTCTTCAGGAATTGGTTCATACTCCTTAATTCTGCATGGTTTTGCGCCATCTAATGCAGTCCATACAGCATCCATGATATCATCATGTTTTCCTTTAGGATACGAAAGAAACTCTTGTTGAGCAATCATATGTTCTGGTTTAAAGTAAAATGTACCCTTTGCAAATAAAGGGACAAGTGATAACAACCTTTCAGACTTAGAATTTCTAGGCTTTACACCTGCTTCTAATCCTGGTATATAAAGTTGTTCTTCTTTCATTATTTCTCGTACTGCAGTTCTTAAAGCTTCTTGATAACCTACTGTCTCCACTTTTACTCTTCTAGGTCTAAACTTTTTAAATACATCAATTATCTTTTGAGGCTGTAATGCAGGAGATATTTTATCTCTATAAATATCTATAATATATTTATTATTGTCATTGTCTATAGCAATAGTAGCAATAACAAAGAAGTCAGCCCTGACACTAAGAGAACTTGCAGGGTCAACCCCAGTATAGAGTTCAACGGGTTTGATTTTTTCATTTTCTAATCCTTCATTTTTAATCAATACATTTTGCCCATCTAGTTTTTTATACTCATAACTATGCATTTTAATCCATTCAGGTTGAAAAGGAGCATCATCTGGAGATTGTGCTATATTCATGTATTCTTGATAGAATCCATTAATATTTCCAACAGAAGAAAATTCATCCTTTATTTGAAGGATTCTTTCTTTTGGGAACCTTTCAGGCCAAATACTCTCTTCCTTGTCATTCCATATGGAAAACCATAATACATTCCAAGCAGAAGACTCTTTTGCCCAGTAAAGGAAACAATCTTCAGAGATTACTGTACCAATCATTGCAATCTTACCTTCATCAGACAAGGATGGAATAACAGCTTCTGTCATCCATTTCCTATTCTTAGCCCTTGCCTCTGGAGTATAAGCATTTAACTCTGATTCGAAGTCATCTACTATGATTAAGTTAGGTCTTGTATCTCCTTCAATAAAACCTCTAACTCTTTGTCCTGTACCAACAGCTATTATTCTAGTTCCATTAGCAAGTACAATATCAGTATGTGTCCATCTTCTAGCTGTATTAGGACCCATATCGCCAAATACTTCTTTAAATCTATCAGAGTGTGTTAAATGGTATTTAATACGAGATAAGAAATTTATTGACTGTGCTTGTGATTCTGATATAATAACTATAAATAAGTCTTCACCACTCTTTTTAAAGGCAACTCTCCATAATGGATATATAAGAGTAGTAACCGTGCTCTTCGCTGTTCCACGAGGAGCAGCGATTAATACTCTTCTTTTTTCGTCATCAGCTAAGTTAGCGTAGACCTCCTTATGAAAAGGAGGCGTGCTTTTGCGGAGGGCTGTGGGGAAACAGTGCTTTCCAAACAAGGCCATGTTATTCCGCAATTTCTTAAGCGCTTCTAACTGAGCATATTTTTCTTCGTAATCCAACTATTTTTCTTCTTTAACAGTTGTTTTTGTAGCAATAAGCTTTTCTTCTTCTTCTCTAAGTTCATCTATCAATTTAACATTACTAGTAGATTCTATCTGTTCTGTAGTCTTAATAAGGTTCTTATCCTTCATACCATGCATATCTTGAAGATTATCTACTGCTCTCATTAAATTAGTAACATCGCCCTTATCTTTGGCTTTTTTTATAGTTTCTTCAAGTAAATCCAATGTATATGACTCAGTCATACCATGTTCATGAAGTAACTTCTGTAATTCATCTCTTACCATATCTTTGAATTTCTCCGTTTTCATTCTACGTTTCCACATACGCTCTTGATTTCTACTAGGATTATCAAGAACTAAATTAATAGCTTTACCATAATCCATAGTTTGAGCATATACCATAGCTAGATTATTTATTTTTTGTTGGCCACACAAGACTTCCCAGTGAGTTTTACCACTAATGGTGTTATTCGCCATACGACCAGCTGCTTTAAGCTTAGTAGCAGTATAGTTGGGATTAAAAAAAGTATAACCATAGGGATAGCGCACATATATGCTATTAGAACTGTATACTGACCGTGTGACGACTTTCGCAACATAGCCATCATCGGAAAGCCCGTATTCTCCTTCATCTGCGTCCCTCCAGTACTTATATTTGATATCTTTATCTTTTGCTTCTGACTCTTTATAGACGGAATAACTCGTAGCGGAGCTATCTCCTTTATGATGTATATCTATAGTATACATTAATTATTGTTTTCTAGCTGCTCTTCTTTCTTTACCTCTAGATAACCATCCTTTACCAGTTCCGAATTTACCCATAAATCCTTCACCACCTTGACCCATTTGATTAAACCATCCTTGTCCATCACCAAAACCTGTATTTTGTCCTACAGATTGTTGATGTTGTTGTCTTGCAGCTTGATTTTGTTCAAATGGAGTTTGTCCAGAAGCAACATTTTGAGAAATAGGATTTACTTGTAAAAGACCTTGATTTGTATCATTAACTTGAGGAGCTGATTGAGACGAACCATAAGTATATGCATCTTGTCCAGCGTCAGTTCTTTGCTGATTCACCATAGTTCTATAAGCTCCTTGGGTATTAGGACCAAATACACCGTCCCATTGTGAAGGGTCATCTGGAAATAACTGTTTTTGTAGCTCCATAACTTGATTTTTGTCTTGTACATTAAAATTAGCGCTATCAAAAGCACCACCGCCGCCACCATCATCTGAAATAAGAGAACTTTCATCTTTTGTACCTTCTAAAATGCTTTGGTTTTCATTTTCTCCATAAATCTTGGTAATATCATCTCCTGAGGGAATTTTATTCCATAAATTTTTACCCCAATTAAAAAAATTACTACCAAATCCAGATTCATTACTTCTATCAATTGGTGTATGAATAGGGTCATCTGAATCTATTTGTGCGTTTTGGTCGTTTCTATAGTCTACTGTGTTAAAATAATCTTCTGCTGCCATATAAAACTCCTATTTTTAATGTATACATAGCTATAATATAGCCATATAAAGCTATACATAGCAAGGTTTTCTTTGTCTTTTGATGGTAATAAGGGTATATACTCTATAACCTACTGTATATAACCTACTAAAAATACACCAAAAAATATATTTTCCTAGTCTTTTTTTAAAAAACT